TACGATCTTGGAGAAACAAAATGGCGAAAAGCCTTTCCCTACATGTTATTTATTATAAACTCTTTTAAACTGTTGTCAAATGGTTTGTATACCATCATTTTGGCAAATTAAATACTAGACAACACAGTGCAGAAGTTATAGTATAGTAATACTAGAGCATAGTGCTTTAGCTACCCACCCACTGGGTAGAACTTTTTGTTAATTTCACAAATACTGAAAAGTTAAACTTTATAAAAGTTTTATAGCCCGCTTAAAAAACGGGCTATTTTTTTGGTTAAAATTGTTCTATATTGGATGGTAAAGATATTGACAAAATGCTAAATAAACTATATAATAATAACATGTTCAACAGTTTTGTAAGGAAATAAAATGTTTTGGTCATTTATAATTGTTTGTATTGCTATCAGTGCTTGGTATGAATACAATAAGAAAAAGAAACAAGCAGTTAAATCCTCAGTAGATTATGCCCAAACTGCATTTGTTAAAAATTATAATTTACTTGTACATGATTTTTGCAATACTTTTCTAAATGCTAAAATTGATATTTTAAGTTCAACACGATCATTTGAAATGAAACAAGCACTTCAACAGAACATTGAAGATCTACACATAACTTATGTTGATCTTTATACAAACGAAGTGTTTACCAAATGTGATCCATATGAAAATCGTTTGAAACATATGAAAGTGTTACTTAAAAACTTTAAACTTAACTTATCAAATATTTTAAAATAGATCTACGCGGGTGTTAAAGGTACTCAGAAGGATGCTGATTGGATGATTTTTTACCTTTTCCTCTCCATAAGAAAAAAAAGCCAAATTCTGCCCGCACCTTAAATATGGCTATGAAAGCAGACCTATTCAAACAAAAAACAGAACACCTACTAAAGTATAGCCCTAGAGCAGAAAGACATTTTATTACGCCTATTAATAAAACTTGTGAATACTGTACCAGTACAGTTAAAAACCAGCGTGTAGAATGTATAGCTTATAGATTGGGTACTGCCAATCAGTATTTCAAACACACTTGTAAATCTTGTAAGTTTGTACTATTTGATGGTAGTGTAATGAAGAACCCAAATAAGAAACCAACAGAACCAATGGACATTATTGATTACACAAGTAAAAAAGGTTCAAAGATGCGTAGGCCTGTACAAACACCTGATGGGATATTTGAAAGTTTAACTCATAGTGCTATTCATTATAAAAGAACACCTTGTGCTATGTTATATTGGATGCATAAGAGGCCAACAGAATTTTATTACCTATAATACTGCTATTATAAGCCATTGTTGCAGAAAGATATAAATAAAATTATGACAACGGAATTTAACCAAAAAGAAACTAAGACTAAGATATCCAGCCGTGGTGGTCCTCGCCCAGGAGCAGGTCGTCCCAAAGGTGCCAAGGATAGAGTCACTGTTTCAGGTATATTAGAAGCCTTGGACACTAAGACCAATGGCCGCACTTATGAAGAACTATTAGTTGAAGACTTTATCAATGCTAGACTAGATGGTGACTCACAGTTGGTACACAAGTATCACACATTACTATCTAACAAGTTTGTTGCTAACCTAAATGATATCATTGTAGAAGAAATTGGTGATCAAGTAGAAGGTAAGCGTTCAGCATTCTTAGAAGCGGTGAATACAATCATTAATATAAATAAACAAAAGGACGATACAGATGCCACTAGTTAAATCTACATCAGCAAAAGCATTTAAGAAGAATGTAGCTACAGAAGTAAAAGCAGGTCGTCCTGTTAAGCAATCAGTGGCTATTGCCTATGCCACCAAGAGAGCCGCTCAAGGCAAAAAGGCAACATCTACTAAAGGAAAGAAATAAAATGGAATTCCAACCAAAAAATAGTACTACTGGTCGCAAAGCAGGTAACGATATGAAAAAGAATGCCTCAGTTGCCAAAATGGGCGATAGTCCAGCAGCCTGGCAAAAGGCAGACAAAGGTCTAGCCTTTAATGGTCAAGACAATGGCAGCAGCCAACGAGCAAGTATGAGCAGCGGTTGTCAAAATCCACAACCTGGCTTTGCAGATCCTGATCGTATTCAAATGCGTCAACAAGCAATCACTAAAGGTTACAATGGAAGCAACGCTGGAAAGCGTCAACCACCAGTAACAGCAGCAGGCGCTGGAGTAACAGGCAAGCGTGAATGGTCACCATCCGCTGGTATGAACTACAATGGCAATCCAGATAAGATTCAGGATCGTCAATTATACAACCGCGTTGGTAATAAGGACTAATAATATGAGCACCATTATCCCAGCAGGTAAGACATTTCGTCTAACAGCAAAGAACACAACTTCAACTGCTACTATTATAACCAGTGATGTTCCATGTAACGCATTACAGTTTATGAATGATGGTTCCAATCCAGCATTGATCAAGTTCTTCTTGGCAGATACTAATCCAAGTAGTTCAACAGCCTTTATAAGTTGGCCAACTACTGGTACAGCAACTTATGATACTGTTATCCAACACGGTGTTGACAATCAGATCGTTGAACTACCACAACGCTTGGCCTCAGGTGTAGCAGGATTGGGAGGCTTTACCTCAACCATAGTGATCAGCACTATTGCTGAAGCAGGCACACCAGCATTGTACATTACGCCAGTTCAAGTACCAAATAGAGGACAATAAGATGACCATCATTAACCCAACATTCCTTAACGCTTACAATGAAGGCGCACAAGATTTATTCACTATTAATGAATTCATTCCAGCAACAGAAGACAATAGAGGTGTAACACAATACATTTCAGTAGGTAATCAAGCAACACTGACCTACAGTCAGTTTCCAGTAAACAATGATGATGATGGAAGTTTTGACAACACAACTGGTATTGCTTATTTAGATGGCGGAGCTGGTCAAACATTTCAGATCACAGCACAGGCAACATTCAACGGTCGTATACCAGTTAGAATTAAATTGATAAACACTGATGATAATACTCAAGTTGGCAACAGCGTTCCTGCTGATGGAACCATGTTGCAAATTTCAGTCACTCCAGCAGGACCCACACATTATGCTATCGTAGCATTCACAGTAGATGGAAGTGACTTTGTTTACCCAGCACAGATTGATAACGCTCAGATCACAATCCAAGTTGTTGGTGGCTATTCAAACGGAGCATAATATGAAAGACGCAATGGCAAAACATGGACACTGGATTAAAGAAGCTATCAAGCATCCAGGTGCTTTACATAAAGAACTAGGTGTTCCAGAAGGCAAGAAGATACCTGCTAAGAAATTAGCCAAGGCTGCTAAGGCACCTGGAGTTGAAGGTAAGAGAGCTCGTCTAGCTGAAACACTTAAAGGTCTTAAGAAATGATTAAGAAACCTGCAACCAAAGTTAAAGCAGCAAAGGGAAAGCCTGTTAAAGCTGAAGCAGTAATTGCCAAAGTAAAGACAGCCATTAAAGAAAAGAAGCCAATGATAATTGCCATTGCTACTAAAAAAGGAAAGAAATAAAATGTCAACATATGAAAGACAAACTACAATGAAAACAAACTATGGCAAAGGTCCTAGTACAGGCAATGCTTCAGCTCGCCCAGGCAAGCGTGAAACATTCAAAGAAGGCAAAGAAGAACGCAGCAATCTAGCTGATTCAATTAATGCTGCCTTTGCTGCTCGTAGTCCTACTACATTAAGTAAAACTAAAACTTCAGTTGATCCAACGCTAGAAGGTGTTGAATCAGATGTCAAGCCAAAAAAGTTTAAACGGTAAGTAAAGGTTTAGGGCTGTCCTTAACAGTCCATCATTATATTTGAAAGGAAATGATTATGAAAAAAACACCCCCAGCCCAGGATATCTGGAACACTCAAGCAGATGAAGCAGTGGAACCAGAACAGATTTTAGATTCTGAAATCTTAGAAGATATCCCCACTCCAACCACAGTTGATGATCTTAAACCTGCAAGAATGGAATACTCATTAGCAGGCATTAAAGAAGACTTCCCAACAGCAAGAGACTTAGAGCAATTTGTATTTGATGAAACTCAAGTCAGCTTAAAGTTGCGTGGTATTGATCCTGAGAAGAAATTTGAAATTGCTCTAGCAGTATTGAACAATGAAGAAGTTGACCCACGATACATTACAGGTGCCAACCCTTATTTGGACAATAAGGATCTAATTCCAGAAGACGCTCTTCGTCCTATTCCTAAGCGTGATCCACGCTTGCCCAATAAAGAACCAATGAGTATCTTCCATGATATGGCCCTGCCACATCCTGATCAAGATATGCGTGCCTTGGATGCCAAAGTATTCTGTATGTTTAAAACATATGATGATGGTAGCATTAGTTATGAAATACAAGGTCCACTTGAAAAGCATGCCTTTGGTGAGAAGATTGACAAGTATGGCCGTCCACGCCCAGAAAAGTATATTTGGATTGATCCACGCACTGGTGAACAAGGTATCCGTTATAACAATGGTGAATATACATCAATGGGTAAACGCTTACGCACTCTAATGGAAAGCAAACGAGTAAACAAGAATCAAAGCTTTTGGAGTATTTGGATTGACCGTAACTTTACACAATTCAACCAAGGTGCTATTGATAATCCCTGGCAGTAAACTATGGACTCGTCAAAAGAATTTCAAAATCAAGTTCTTGACACTAGAATTCTCCAAAAGGTAAATGGTGCTCACCGTGAAGCCTTTCTGGAGAAGTTTCCTGGACAGACAGAACATATTCTTAGACTAATATCAGAACGCTTGCATCTAGGCCTAGACAAGCGTGATGGTGTTCGTGCTAATGATCCAAACACATGGTTATTGACTGCTGATGAGATTTTTGCATTGGCTTCTGCTATGCATCAAATCAATCAAATAAGGTTAAGCCTCAAAGATGTTCAACCATGAGTGGGACCCCTATCAAAAACTTGAAGAATTGTTTCTGCGTGATGTTTCACATGAACATAATTTGGAAATAGTTTCTGAAAGGCTTGAAGAAACATGTATGCTAATGGAACTATTGGCCAAGCAGGCTAAACATCTAACCAATGCTATTATAGGCCTACAAAAACAAAACAAAATCCTTCACGCTAGACTAGCACGATTGGAGTCAACTGATGATTGATTCTAATGTCTTAATGCGTAGGGCTGTGCGATGGGTATGTGATGATAACAATCTAAAGCCAGATAGCCTAAAATTATTTGATACTTACACACAAGAAAAGTTTATGGATCTAGTCATTGCTGTGCGTGATGACATGTCCTTTAATCAACTCAAATACTTTCGCCCATTTGATCACCAAATTGCATTCTTTAATACAGGCGCTAGTGCTCGTCGTGGAATTCTAGCTGCAAACCGTATTGGCAAAACTGTATCAACCTGCTATGAAACTGCTTGCCACTTGACAGGTTTGTATCCTAAATGGTGGCCTAAGAATGGCAAACGCTTTAATAAACCCACAACATGGTTTGTATCAGGCGAAGGTTGGGAACAAACTGCTCGTGTTCTACAGGATGAATTGATTGGAACTAAAGATGTAAAGATCCGTGATCACATTGGCACAGGTGCAATACCTAAAGATTGTATCATAGTAGAAACCATGAGATGCGATGGTGCTAACATTCTGGGCGTTGAGATTAAACATATATCAGGTGCAAACAGTTATCTACTATTTGGTAACTATACTCAGGAAGTAAGAAACTTACAAGGTTTCAAATTGGATGGAGTTGTGTTTGATGAACAACCACCTGATCCAATTTTCTCTGAACTTGTAACTCGTACTGCTACCACACAGGGTCAAGTGCTGTGTTCATTTACACCTTTGAAAGGATTAAATGGATTGGTATCAAAGTTCTGGTATGGTGAAGAAGGATATGAACATGTGCGGGTAACATGGGATGATGTTCCAGAGTTTGATCCATGGGGCGAACCATTCTTGTTAATGGAAACACGCCGCCAACTTGAACGAGATTACTTACCACATGAGCGTGAAGCTCGCATTGCAGGTATTCCAGTTATGGGTCAAGGTGCTGTATTTCAAATTCGCAATTGGCCTACATATAAAACAGGCGATTATGATTTTAAATCTATGAATCATATTGAGCGTGTAATAGCTTTAGACTTAGGACTTGTTCGTGATAAGACTGTAATCTCATTGCTGTATTATAATCCACGCGAACAAGAAATGTGGCTTCACTCACAAATATGTGTTAAAGGTACAGAAGAAGCCGCACCTGTTAATTGGATACAACATTTGATGCGTCCAGAAGTATTTGGTTGTCCTATTGTCTTGCCCAGTGATGCTAATACAGCAGGACGATATACTATGTCAGCGTTATCACTGAGACAATTGTTTGAGGAGTATCAACTTAATGTAGTTCAGCATCCTGCCATGAACCCACCTGACTCAGAAGGTAAGATTACTAATCATAAATCATTTGGTGTCAATACAATGCGTCAAATGTTAGAACTAGGTACATTTCATGTAAATGAAAACTGTGTAGA